CCTGCTTCTGATTGTCGGGCTTGGAAGTGAGGGGCTTGCTGGTCGCATTCTGCATCTCACGCTCCATAGCGTCGAGTCTTTCCTGACGGTCGATTTCATGACCGAGGTCTACGATTTCCTGCTCCATACGCTCGTAGGTCTGGGTATCTTCTGCGGACAGAAGACCCTTTTCGTTGCGATGGGAATCCAGGAATGCCTTTGCCTGTTCCCAGGTCTTTGCACGGTTCGTGCGCAATTCATTAATCTTACTCATAGTGAAATTCCTCCATTATTTTAAAAGTTCGAGTCTCTTTTCGAGCTCGGTAATAGGTGTGCCGGTTTCCTCCGGCTGGGTTTCGGGTTTGGGTTCTTCGACAGGCTCCTGCTCCTCCGCTTTTTCTGCGGATTTGCATTTGGCTGTCAGTTTGTTCAGAAGGGCCATTTCAACCTTTCTGCCTGAGAAACTGAAAGAAGCATCATCGCACTTCTTCTTTTTCTCATCCGTCAGGACATCGTCTGCAAAACCAAGCTCGATTGCTTTGTTTGCATTCATCCAGGTTTCCTGATCCATCAGATGACTGAGCTTTGCTCTCGACATGCCGGTCTTGATCTCATAGGCATTGATAATGCTTTCTTTGACCTCATCCAGCATTTCGATGGCTTTCTCCATGTCGTCGTGATTACCGAAGGCAATCGTCATCGGATTATGGATCATCATCATTGCAGTGGGAGCCATCAGGACATTGGTACCCGCCATTGCGATCACCGAAGCTGCGCTGGCTGCAATACCGTCAATCTTGACTGTTACGCTTCCTCTGTAATCCATCAGCATTGCGTAAATCTGACTTGCAGCAACGCAATCCCCGCCCGGACTGTTAAGCCAGATTGTTACAGGGCCGTCACCGGCGAACAGCTCATCGTGGAACATCTGCGGAGTCACATCATCATCGAACCATGATTCTTCAGCGATGGTTCCGTACAGTTCCAGGACGCGCTCAGCCTGCCCCGACTCTGTGTCGGTCTGGTTTATCCAGTTCCAAAACTTCTTGTTTTTCATCGGACTTTTCCTCCTTTCTCTTATACTGCCTGAGCCTGGCGTTCAAAATTCAAACAAGCAAAATCACCGTGAAGTCTGACAGCCGCCTCATCATATGCCTGAGCCGCAAGATGCTTATTGTCAAACGTCCCAAGGTAGGTTCTTTGCTTATCACAGTTGATATAAGCAAAATACTTACCTGTCCGTTCATCCTTGCAAACACCTTTATAGCCGGAAGCATTATCCTTATGTGCCCGCCGATTCCGTTGGTTTTCGGCATGGCTTGCAAAACGCAGATTGCATCGTCTGTTATCCAATTTATCCAGATTAATATGATCAACCTGCACACCGCCTGCACAATCCATAATCATCCGATGAAGATAAGTGTTTTTTCCATTAATCAAAGTTCTGACCCTTCCCCCGGCAAGTGACCAGGTATGTGTTTTGACAAGATCTTCGTCTTCCGGGTCAAAAAGAAAAGACACACCATTTTTCATGATGCATCTTTTATAGTTTCCTTCATCAACGATTGTGTTACACTCGCCACAGCTGTACGTCAGGTGATGATACAAGCTGTAGGCATCCACACTTTTGATTTTTCCGCACTCACATCTGCAGAGCATCTTTGTGTGCTTATCCCTGCCGTGTTCGTCTACTTCCAGGACTGTCCATCTCCCGATTTTCTGTCCCGGCATTTTCTGGTAATACATCTGTCTCCTCCTTCATAACACCGTATGCCGCGCCGACATCTTTAAGTTCGACCATGTTGCCGTTAACCATAAACTTGAAACCTCCCTCTTCTTCGGGAATCAGATTCAGGTCCTCAAGTTGTCTGATGTCGTTAGGACAATAGAACCCGTTTTGAATACCGGTGCTGTAGCCCTGCATTCTTCCGGCAAAATCACCTCGGAGCAATCCGTCAACATTAAACTTAACGAAGTACGCACCCTTTTCATCGGGGTTAAACAGAGACCGTGCCAGAGACTCTTCCCATCTGCACAGCCAAGGTGTAAGCGTGTAGACAACAAACTCTCTGGACATGTTCTCGATATTTGAGAATGAGCTCTTATCCAGGTCACCGACCATATGGGGCGGCACCCTAAAAATGCGGGCTATCTCATCAATTTGGAACTTCCTCGTTTCCAAAAACTGTGCGTCTGTGGGATTGATGGAAATCGGCGTGTATTTTAAGCCTTCTTCCAGAACAGCCACTTTGTTGGAATTGGAACTTCCGCCGAACTGACTCATCCAGGAATCCCTGATTTTCTGAGGGTCTTTCAAAACGCCCGGATGTTCCAATACACCGGAAGGTGCTGCACCGTTGGCATAAAACTTTGAGCCGTACTCTTCTGCCGCAATCGCAAGACCGATGGCGTTCTTTGCCATAGCGATAGGCGAATATCCGACCAGACCATCAAACCCGAGTCCGGGAATATGCAGCACATCCTCCGGCATCAGAATGACGGAAGAGTTCGGCATATCCGCACCCTCTTCGGAGCTTTTCTGATAGCGGTAATAGAGCTGACCTTTGTCGTTACGGTCTACTTCCATCTTTCCCGGCATCAAAGGATACAGACTGATGATCTCGCCTTTGCCGTTTCGGATGATCTGCGCATAGGCATTTCCGTACAGCAAAAGGTGTGTCATCAGCGTTTCTCTGAAAACAAAGCTTGTCATTTCCGGATTCGGCTCATCGTGTAAAAGGAAATAGAGCGGATGATTCATCGCTTTTTCCTTACCGCCGTCGTCCGTATATTTGTAAAGATGTATCGGCAAGCCTGCCACTGCCTCAGCCAGAATCCTGACACAGGCATAGACCGCCGTCATCTGCATTGCACTTCTCTCGTTTACCGCTTTTCCGGCGGCAGACCCGCCGAAGAAGAAACTGTAGCCGGAGCCCGCAGTTCTGTTCTGGGGAGAATCCCTCCTGTGAAACAATCCACTGATAATACCCATTGTTTTTCCTCCTTAACCGATAAAGAAAATGCCCCGGTCATCATAGACCGAAGCAGTATTGACGTTTCCGCATCGAATCGCTCTGTCCAATGCCATAATGGTTGCGACAGCGCCATCGATTTTTTCCGAACTTTTCTCTTTGTCCGCTTTGATGTTCCCGGCCGGATCGGTGCGGATATAGATATTATCCATCATCCATCGAAGAACCGGATGACCGCCATGGGCGATCCGCTCTTCCAGTGTCAGCTTCATCAGTTCCTTTGTCGGCGGACTCATGGAAGCAAAGCCCTGACCGAAAGGAATAACGGTAAAGCCCATGTTTTCCAGGTTCTGCACCATCTGGACAGCACCCCACCGGTCAAATGCGATTTCCCGTATGTTATACCGGTCTCCGAGCTGTTCGATGAATTTCTCAATAAAGCCGTAATGAATGACGTTTCCCTCTGTGGTCTGAAGGAATCCCTGTCTCTCCCACACATCGTAAGGAACGTGGTCACGGTTTACGCGCTGTACCATGTTTTCCTCCGGAATCCAGAAATATGGCATCACCACATACTTGTCATCCTCATCTTCCGGTGGGAAAACCAGGACAAAAGCACTCACGTCGGTGGTACTGGAAAGGTCAAGTCCGCCGTAACAGACACGTCCTTCCAGTTCTTCCGGATCAACCTTAAACGCACATTTATCCCATTTTTCCATCGGCATCCAACGAACAGCCTGCTTGACCCATTGGTTCAGCCTGAGCTGCCGGAAAGCATTCTCCTCCCCCGGATTCTGCTTTGCAGATTCACAGGCGGCTTTGACCTTATCGATGCCGACCGTAATTCCAAGCGAGGGATTTGCTTTCTTCCATACCTCCGGGTCAGTCCAGTCATCGGATTCATCCGCGCCATAGATTACCGGATAGAATGTCGTGTCGATTTTTCTTCCTTCCAGAATGTCCTTTGCCTTCTGGTGCGTCTCATAACAAATCGACTTGGTATCCGTCCCCGCTGTGGTAATAAGGAAGTAAAGCGGCTGCATTCTGGCATCACCGGAGCCTTTAGTCATAACATCAAAGAGCTTCCGGTTGGGTTGTGTGTGCAGCTCGTCAAAAACAACACCGTGGATATTGAAGCCGTGCTTCGAGTACGCTTCAGCGGACAGAACCTGGTAAAAGCTGTTTGTCGGAAGGAAGACTATACGCTTTGTTGCCGTCAGAATTTTGCATCGTTTGCTCAGAGCCGGACACATACGAATCATATCCGCCGCGACCTCGAAAACAATGGATGCCTGCTGACGGTCA